ACCCGGTGAATGGGAGCGCCGCTCTGGCCTGCGCCTGCGGTTTGTCTATCGCCGCACCGGACCAAGCCTGCTGGTCGCCGAAGGGCGGTTGAACAATCGCGGTCGCGCGGTCGCCTCGCGCTCTAAAACCGGACGCGGTCGGACCACCGTGCCGGTCTTCCTGCTTGTCCCGCAGGTCAGGCTGCCAAAGCGGCTGGATCTGGCGCGGGATGCACGGGCCGCGCAGGAGGCTTTGCCGGGTGCGATTGTGGCGAATTGGGTAGACGGAAAAATCGGTTCATGATCGTGTATAGCCACAGAACAAGAGGGGCTTTAGTCATCAATGCTTACCGATGAAATTATCCGTGCCGCCAGAAGGAAATTGCTTATCCGAGCCCGATCTATCCGCAATGCAGAGTTCAACAATGCAATAGAGCATCAGTTTACGGCCCAGCAGATTCTCGACGGTGTAGCAGCGCAAGCTGTAGTGGCCTGGCTAGTACAAAGCCTCGGTGACAGGATCACCCGTCCCGTCCTATATTCGCTTTCCGTCGCGGATACCGAAACTGCTGAGGCAATCGTAAACGCCTTCGATGGACTGCTAACCGAGCAGGAGAGAGGGTATCGCCTTCCGCGTCGCAATCCAAGAAGCGAAGGGCAGACGACTCTGTACGTTGGCGGCTCGGAAAATGTCCGCCGACGATTGCGAGAGCATATTGGATCGGCACCGCGCGCCACTTATGCCATGAATATGCAGCAGTGGTGCCCAATGTTTGATGGTATGGTCACAGTCAGCGTTCAGTCATTTTCGCCTGAAGTTACCAGAGACTGCAGACAAGATCTCGAAGACACTTTGTGGGATTCACTGCAACCGATTTTCGGCAAGAGGGGTGCGAGATAGGCACCTGCTGCTTTAACTTGAGGTCCGGTAGTTTATGCCTTCTCCCCGCGAGACGCTCCTCGCCGCGCTGCACGTACAGCTCGCCGCACTTCCCGCCACCGCCCTGCGCGGCGAGGTTCAGCCTGAGCGCGTCCCCGCCACTGGCCTTCTGATCCTGCGCGATGGCGAACCGGGTGAGCCCGAAGTCACGTTGTCGCCTCTGGCCTACCATTACCAGCACCGCGCCGAGATCGAAGCTGTGGCCCAGGGCCCCGACCGCGACATTACGTTCGATGCCCTTTGTGCCGGCATCGGCGCAACGATTACCACAGACCGCACACTAGGCGGGCTTTGCGACTGGGTCGAGGCCGAAGCTCCGCGCCCAGTTGATCTGCCGGTCGAGGGCGCGGCCAGCCTGAAGGCCGCCGTGATACCGGTGATCCTGCACTATTCGACGGCCGATCCCCTCGCCTGACCCCAATCCGACAATCACAGGAGACACGACATGGCACGAGCGCAAGGCGCGCGGGCGCAGATGGCGCTTTCGTTCGAGACGACATATGGCACGCCGCCCGTAAGTGGCTTCACGCGGATGCCCTTTGCCAGCGCGACGTTGGGCGCGGAACAACCGCTCCTGAACAGCGAACTTCTGGGCTATGGCCGCGATCCATTGCCACCCATCAAGGATGCGGTGACCTCGGATGGCGATGTGGTGGTACCGATTGATGCACAGGCCTTCGGTTTCTGGCTGAAGGCTGCGTTCGGAGCCCCGACCACAACCGGATCGGCGGCACCCTATACCCATGAGTTCCAGTCTGGCGCATGGACCCTGCCCTCGATGTCGATCGAGACAGGCATGCCAGAGGTCCCGCGCTATGCGATGTATTCGGGCTGCGTGCTGGATCAGCTCTCCTGGCAGATGCAGCGCTCAGGCCTGCTGACTGCGACAGCGCGGCTGGTGGCCCAAGGCGAAGCTGTCGGCGCTGCCACCGGCGCCGGCACCCCTGCCACGCTGGACCTGCAGCGCTTCGGCCATTTCAACGGCGCGATCACGCGCAATGGGACTGCCCTTGGCAATGTCGTCTCGGCCGAGATCACCTACGCCAACAATCTCGACCGGATCGAGACCATCCGCGCCGACGGGCGGATTGATGGGGCTGATCCCTCTATCGCCGCGCTGACCGGCCGGATCGAAGTGCGCTTTGCCGACCAGACGCTGGTGACGCAGGCCATCGATGGCGATCCTTGCGAGATGGAGTTCGCCTATGTCCTGCCCTCGGGCGAGAGCTTTACCTTCACCGTGCACGCGGTCTACCTGCCCCGTCCGCGCATCGAAATTTCGGGCCCGCAAGGTGTGCAGGCAACATTCGACTGGCAGGCTGCGCGGGATGCGACTGTTGGGCGGATGTGCACCGCAACGCTGATCAACGGCATGGAGGCTTACTGATGCTGACCCTCGATCTGACCAACGCCCCCCGCTGGCATGACCTCGCCCCTGGCGTGCGCGTGCAGCTGCGCCCGCTCACCACCGCGCTGATGGTCGCGACGCGTGCCGACCCGGAGGTCGAAGCCGTGCCCGAAGACGCCTCCGACGAGGAGCGCGCCATGGCCTTCGCGAAAGCCCTCGCGCGGCGCGCGGTGCTCGAGTGGGAAGGGATCGGTGATGCAGAAGGCACGCCCATCGCCCCCAGCCCCGAGGCCATTGATGCGCTTCTGGATATCTGGCCCATCTTTGAAGCCTTCCAGTTGAGCTATGTCTCCAAAGGCCTGCTTCTGGAACAGGAAAAAAACGCCTCTGCGCCCTCGCCGAGTGGGAATTCGGCGGGGGCGCGCGCTACTGCGCGGGTTGCGAGCCCTTCGAGGGCCGCGAAAGGTCGTGCACGGACTGCCCCGCGCGGCTGAACCAGCCGCTCACCTATGAAGGCTGGCAGGTCTGGGACCTGGTCGGGCGGCTGGGCGGCCAACTGCGCATATCCCCGGGCGCTGTGATCGGCTGGGATATGGGCGCCGCACTGGCACTGGGTCAGGCGCTGGGCGTGCCGCCACTCGCGATGGCCGAACTCCTGCCCGGCATCGAGACCGTGATGGTTGCGAAGATCAACGAGGCCCTGGACTCAAGCCGCCCGGAGCGGTTCGATCCCTGAAAGATCAACCGTTTCGCGCGCCCGGGCCAGATCCCAGGCGCGTTGCAGGTTCATCCAGTATTCCGGCGTGGTCCCAAAAAACGCGGCCAGACGCATGGCAGTGTCTGCCGATAGCGCCGTCTCGCCTTTGACCAGCCGCTCGATCCGCGTGCGCGGCACGGACAGATGCTTTGCCAGCGTCGGGGCTTTCATCCCCAAAGGCTGCAGATACAGCTCCGAGAGGACGTCGCCCGGATGGGATGGGTGTGTCAGCAAGCTCATGTCATCTCCCCTCAGTGATAATCCACGATTTCAACTTCGGCCGGACCCTGATCCGTCCAGACAAAACAAATGCGCCATTGCGCGTTGATCCGCACCGAATGCTGCCCGGCCCGATCGCCACTCAGGGCTTCCAGATGGTTGCCCGGCGGAAAGCGCAGATCCTCCAGCACATGGGCTGCATCCAGCGCCGACAGGATGGCGCGCGTCCGTTTCACCAGATCCGCAGGAAACCCTTTGCCGAACCGGCCCGACATAGCCTGCTCGGCGAGTTTTCCGCGGATGCTGATAATCATACCAACATATGTATCACAACATGATACATAATTCAAGGACCCACACGCGATGAGTACAAAACAGGTCGGCGTCCGCCTTGCTGTGATCGGCGGCGAGAAAGTCCGCACGGCCCTTGAAGGTGTGGGCGAGGCTGGCAAGCGCGGCCTCGGTCGGCTGAGCCAGGAGATGGAGGCCGCGAACCGGCGGCTTGCGGGTTTTGCGCGCCGGGTGAAGGTGGCAAGTGCGGCTGCTGTTGCGGCGGCGACTGCTGCCGGCGTCGCGATGATCCGCTCAGGCCTGCAAACTGTGGACGCGCAAGCCAAGCTTGCGGCCTCGCTCGACACGACAGTGGCGTCGATCCAGACGCTGGAGCGCGCGGGCGAGCTGGCGGGCGTCTAAATGTCCGGCATCGAGCAAGCCACCAAGGATCTGACACGCCGTCTCAGCCAGGCGGCCGCCGGAACCGGCCCCGCCGCCGATGCGCTGGACCGGCTG